CGCCTGTAAAGGCGCTTATCCGCAGAACAAAACTGTACCCCTAGTTGTGGCACCAAGAATTTACGTTCTTGCGAACGCAATCATAAATTGCTAATAAAAGTAAAATATGACAACCAAAAATAAGAAAATTGAAAACCAGTGAATAGCCCAAGTTAAAAGGCTACTGCCAGTGATCAATATCTTACATAAGGAAGATTCTTCCAAAAATGTAAGGCATTTCTGTTCATTAGTTTCGCACTTGTTGAAGAACAAGGGCGGGCGGCGGGCAATCGAATTGCTTAAAGCATATCGATTATCTGCTACGCAGTTTTCATTAAGACAAACTGTAACTAATATTCCTTTCTGTAAAACAGATAGGGATAGGTTTCCGAAAGCAATTTGCTTTCTTAAACCCAACAGAAGCTCTAGGTTATCCGTTATGTACACAATGTCAGTCTTACGACTGATAGAAGAATTCAGGTGTAAACCTGATTTCTCCGTTTGTACTATAACGGCTGAATCACACGCTAAGGTTGATGTTCTTAGCGATATATCAGATTACATCCGTAGTAGACCCTGACTATTTAAGCTTTTGCCTAAATGGTTAGGGGCACCACGATTCGTACTAAGTAACAGAGCAGGACCAAACGGTCCAGCTTCCATTACTTGTCTTAAAGACCTTACAGCTCTAAGAGCTGATAAGGATAAGACCCTTTATACAACCTTACGGGATTACTTTGATAAGATGATCCCAGAGATTGATATGGAGGAGTATGAAGATTCAACTGAGAGTGGATTAATCCATTCTAAGTTAGTCTTTCTACAGGACAAAGCGTGTAAAACACGAGTTGTTGCTATAGCAGACTGATGATCTAACGTAGCCTTATCAAATTTGCATGATGCATTTATGAAAGGGTTACGTCGGATATCGAATGATGTAACATATTTCCAAGATAGGATACCAAACCTTGTTAAAGGTTTGGGTCCCAGCCTATATAGTTCGGATATGACAGCATTTACTGACAGATTTCCTGCTGATTTAGAGGAAACTGTAGTAAGTACTGCATATGGTGAACAAGTAGGTAAGATGTGGAGAACCGTCACAACGCACCGAAGTTTCTACAACAAAAATGTTGGAGAAGTTCAGTACGCTGTTGGCAACCCCATGGGTTTACTAAGCTCATGGGCTGTGTCAACATTCACACATCATGTTGTTAAAGCATGATGCGCGCACAAGTGCGGATTTAGTAACGAAAGAAATTATCGATACTTAATCTTAGGTGACGACACCCTTGACAGTAACATCGATGTGTACAATATGTACATAAAGACTATTACTGATTTAG